CCGTCAGATCTGCTAGAGATTGCGCCTCAACGTCATTACCATCAACAGAGTCAATAGTGGCATCATCATTACTCAAACATTCAGGGCAATCAAAAATAGAAAGGACGTTGTGTTCGCACATGCTGGAATCAACCAAATCTCTGGTAGACTCAAACATGACCGTCGCATTCTCCTCATGGGCAATCATCTTTTGAGAAACGATTTGACTCATCTCTGCTCCAGTGCATTGGAATCGGGTATTTCCAATAATGAGTTCAGGAGCCATAAAGACTTTTGTATCTGGGCAATATATGTCATACACAGTGCGGGGAACATCATCAATAACAACCAATCGAGGCTGCTCAATCACATAATCCCAACCATCATGAACAACTGTGTTTAGTTTCTTCATGATACCTGTTTTGTGATCAAAATACTGAGCTTTAACGGAAGGTCCAATTCGTAGACCAAATCGACGTAAAACTGCTGACGGTTCTGCCATAGCATGGTGAGCATGGAGGTCCTTGATATTAGTAGTAGCTACCACCAACTTGGGACAAATCGGAATTTTACCTTTATCTTCCAAGTGTGCCTGGTTTGATACAGTACCAATTGAATTAACAATCTCAATAACATCATTACAGTGATGTGTCAATCCCTTGGCTACAAGATTAGGGTGTTCTTTGGCTACATCATCCATGACGATAACCCAGTGACTAGCTCCCTTATACCCACTCATGAACTCATCATTTGTGTTAAGGGTGTAAACACTAGTCTGGGGATCGTATTTAAGATCAGGATAAATTCCATGTTTCTTCATGAGTTTGGCGTAAATAGTGATAATTTGGGTAACCACTGAACTCTTCCCAATGCCAGGATTACCATGTACCAAAACAGCAAATGGTGGCTTGCGAATAGCAGCAATCCCATATTCCTTCTGTAAAGTTTCATATTTTTTGGTGAGATCACGCCACATGGGAACAACTGCTTTTTCGTATGTGAGGAGCTCAGCTCCTCGAGCTAGGATAACTCTAATCTCTTGAATAAGATCGGCAGCGTTTAAAGACGCATCATGGGGCAATCTAGAAATTACTTCAAGCACATCAGTGTATGATTGTGCCCATTGGCGAACTTTCCTATCTTTGATTAAAAGAGGTTGCAGAT